GCCATCAGCGTGTAGCGCTGCAGGTAGGTCACGGCGCTGGCGACCTGCTGGATCTGGTTTTTCTTGCCGCTGTCGTCGGGGCGCGACTGCAAGACAGTGCGCTCGCTGTGCCCGAGTTCGTGGGTGACGATGCAGGCGACGGTGATCAGCCCTTCGCTCTGCGTCACGTCCCAGCGGTGCGACAAGCCGTGCTGACCCATGCCGGCGACCGCAGCGTCGACCACATCGGCGAGCGTGGCGTGGCTGAATCGTGCAGCGCCCGGAATGTTCACCTGCTTCGTCTTCATCACGCGCACCGGCTCCGACTTGAAGGCCGCCATCGCGGCGACGTAGGCCTTGCGCGCCTCGTTCGTCTCCCAGCGCTCTTGCAGCTGCATCAGCTTTTCGAGCTTGTTCATGTCGGCGCCCTGGCTGACTGCGATCTGCAGCAGGTGGGCCGGCGTGGCTGCCGCCGTGGGCAGGTTGGCGGGCTGTTCCCGCATGACTTCAAGCGCGCTCACGACTGCCACCCCCGCGCCAGCTCAGGCATGACGACTTCGCAGCCTTGCAGCTTCAGTTCCTGCGGCGTCGCAGCGCCGCCGCCAGGGAATCGGATCAGCATGGTGTCTCCCTCTCGCGTGTAGACGTACGGATGACCGTCGACCTTGGCGAACTCTTCTCGGTGCCACGGGATGGTGCGTGTGTTCATGTGCTCTCCTTGCAGCTGGCGCAGCGCCAGCCTTTGTTGACCTTCTGCCCTGCGTATCGGTAGATCTGGCAGCCCTCGCAGTGGGCATAGCCCGTCCTGCGCACTGGCATGTCGAGGTTGACGCCGGGGTTTCTCATTCGTGCCTTCTCGCGGTTCAAGGCGAACGGGGTGTGCGCCCAAGACTCGGCTCGCCCTTTCACCTGATCAGCTCCCGCGGATCGAACATTGCGGACTTCGGCAGGGCGTGCACCGCGCTCGGCACGAAAGGCCAAGCGCCGGGGGTCAGCTGCTGCTCGATCGTGCAGCGTCCGTACAGTGCCGCCCACCGGTTCCTGCGCTGCCACTTCTCCGGCGGCGCCATCGGCGCGACACCGCGCGCAGTGCGCTCGACAAACCCGATGCGCTCGGGGCGGGCTGGCTGCCACAGCAGGGCCAGCGCTAGGGCTGCGAGGGGGATCATGGCGAGGGCGGTCATTCGACCACCTGTCGCGCATGAAGCCACTTGATCGCAGTCTCTACAGTTCGCGGCGTCATAGACTCTCGCCGCATGATGATCGACTTGGCCATTGCATCGCCGTGCACTTCCATCTCTTGTAACACCCAGCTGGGACGGGCTGGCGCAAGCAAGAGAGAGTCACTTGGCGGCTTAGAACCTGGACGAAGCAGGTACGCAAGCGCGTATTCGCCCTGCGCGTTCTTGACTGCGTAGAAGACAGTGGTCATGCAGCCGCGCCCCCGAGCAGATCCCCCTGCGAGGTCGCCATCTGCAGGTTCCGCGCGGCCTGCTCGAAGTAGCTGGTTTTCAGCTCGGCGCCGACGAAGCGCCGGCCCATCTGCAGGCTGACGTAGCCCTCCGACCCGATGCCCATGAAGGGCGACAGCACAACGTCTCCGGGCTTCGTCCAGAGACGGACGCCGCGCCGGATCACTTCGAGCTGCAGCAGGCTGATGTGCCGCTCGTCGTCGTGCTCGCGCGCGCTCCGGAATTGCAGGGTGTCGTTCGGATTGATGTCCATCCAGACCGGGCTGGCGAGGCGCTGCCACTCGTCAACTGGCAGGTCGGCGTGAGCGACGCGATCCTCGACTTCTCCCGGCGTCCGCATCGTGACCAGGTAGTCGGCGATGCCCTGCCGGCTCATGGTGGCGTTGGTGCGAATGGTCTTGTGCAGCAGGCCGAGCGCCTTGGTGCGCTGCATGGCGGTCACGGGGTCTTTCCAGATGCAGACCTCGCTTGCGTAGATGAAGCCGTGGCGCTGAAACGCGCGGATCAGGTCGCCGCGAAAATCCTTGAGCCCGATGTACCCGTCGCGCTCCTTGCTGGTCGGGAGCTGCATGCAGTGAAAGCTGACGTTGTGGCCGGGCTTGATGACGCGCGCCAGCTCGCGCACCAGATGATCGAAATGCGCGAAGAACTCGGCATCATCGCGGCAATTCCCCATGTCGCGCGGGCTATTGCTGTAGGTGTAGAGACTCGCGAACGGCGGGCTGAAGATGCTGTAGTCGACGCTCCGGTCGGGCAGCCCGGAGACCACTTCGACGCAATCGCCATGGAACGCCGCCCAGTTCTCGCCAGACGCTTGGTTGATGACTTCGATCACGCTGCTTCCTCGGTTTTGATCCACGCCGGCAGCGCTGCTTTGCGCTTGGGCAGGTAGGTGTTGGTCATGCGGGTGCTGCCGGTGACGGCTCCCATCACCGCGCCGCGGGTTTCGGCAGAGAGCGCTTCGGCCATAGCCAGCGCATCGGTTTCCTTGCGCTGCAGGTTCGCCACGACTGCGCCCTCCAGGTCGCTGGCGAAGATGTGGACCTCGACCTCGCGCCGCTGTCCGAAGCGCCAGCAGCGGCGGACGGCCTGGTAGTAGGACTCATAGCTATCGGTCACGCCCACGAAAGCCATGCGGGCGCAGTGCTGCCAGTTCAGGCCGAAGCCGGCGATGCTGGGCTTCGTGATCAGCACGCGGATGCGGCCGTGCGCGAAGTCATCAGTCGCTGCTCTTTCAGGTCGGCGTCATCGCTTCCGCGGATCTCGACAGCGCCCGGGGTGGCAGCCTTGAGCGCGTCGCCCTCGGCGTTCAGGTCGCACCAGACGATCCACGGCTGCTGGTCTGCGTTGACCATCGCCGCGCATGCCTCGACCCGCTTAGCCAAGCTGCGCTTGCGGGCGTCTCGGCGCTCGCTCAGCGTGTTGGCCTCAAGGGCAAAGAGCATCCCCGTCTCGCTTGAGTCGTGGCTGTCATCTTTGACCGTGTGCTGGCTGACCCTGAGCGCGGGCAGCTCATACCGGCCGCCGTCGAACCCAAGATCAGACGGATTTCGGACCAGCGCGGCCCAGCTCGCCACCCAACGCCAGAACTGCTCTCGGGCGTGGCCCTTGAGGCGCCATGTCTGCGTCTCGCCGCCGTCGTGGACGAAATACTCGGAAAGCATCTCGACTTGAGTGCAGACGCCGAGGAACTGCGCATGCGTGCCGAGTTCCGTCCAGTCGTTCGGGGCCGGCGTGGCCGTCGCGCACAGCTTGAACGGGGTCTGCGCGAACGCTTCCAGCAGGATCTGCAGCGTCTTGCTGGTGTGGTGCTTGATGACGCTCGACTCATCGAGAACCACCGCACCGAAGCGCGAGGTATCGAAGCGATGCAGGCGGTCATAGTTCGTGATCGTGATGCCCGGCTCGACTTCCGCGCCGTCCTTGCACTGCTTCACGGTGACGCCGATCGCCTGGCCTTCCTCCACGGTCTGAGCTGCGACAGCCAGCGGCGCGAGGATCAGAACGTCATGGCCGGTTGCGGCGTGGACTGCATGAGCCCATGAAAGCTGCATGCGGCTCTTGCCGAGGCCGGTGTCGGCGAAGATGGCGGCACGACCGCGGCCAAGCGCCCAACGCACAAGGCACTCTTGGAAGTCAAACAGGCCGGCAGGCAGCGCAACGCTGAGCGTATCGGCAAGGCCAGTCGGCGGGACTCGCGTCAGCTTGCGCGAGACGAAATCGGCATAGCTCATTCGCTGTCACCCCGCCACCGGCGATAGCATCGCCAGCCAGTCACGGCCACGAAGGGCGCGAAGCACAGCAGGATCAGGGCCAGCAGGAACTCGGCGTTGGTCATGCCGCACCGCCGATGGCGCCACGCGCCAAGGTGCCCTGCTTGCCGAGGACGATGGCCATGCCGGAGCTGCCACCGCGCATCAGCTCGCGTGTCGCTGCGCTGAGATGGCGACGAGCCTGCTGAGCGTCCATGCCATGACGGGCGCAGTGCAGGAGGACAACTTCGCGCGCTGCCTTGGCGGACGCGAAGTCTCGAATGTGGATCACAGACATGCGATGCGCTCCTTGATCACGTGTGCGGAGTAGCCAAGGGCGACGCCCCACAAAAAGAGGCAGACCGAAGCGCGCGCGAGAACGCCACGCGTCACTTCGATGGGGTCGGGTTCGGTGCTCATGGCCAGAACTCCAGGACAAGAACGGCGAGCCAGCAGGCGACGCTGAACAGCTGAAGGCCGATGGCCCAGCGGGCTATGCGGTCGGTTCTGCGCTCCAGTTCGTCGGTTCTGCGCTCCAGTTCGTGAGCCGTCATGCCGCAAGCCTCGCTTGCAGGCATGCCGCCGAACCCGGCCTTGATCGCCATCAGGGCCTTGCCGAGCATGTCGGCCGACTTGTAGGCGGGCAGCGTGCGCAGCTTGGCCAGCTCGCGGCGCTGCGCTGTCTCGGCGACGGCTTCCTTGAGCCGCAGGCGAAGCCGCTGCCACTTGATGTTCCGTTCCGCCTCGGTCATGTCGCCGCAGTCGGCGTACATGCCCAGCAACTCGACCGCGTTGCGGCACAGGGCGATGTTGATCTGCTGCGCTTGCTGGTCATGCCAACGTGACCAGCCCGGGTCCATGCAGCTCGGCAGGCTGCGAAGTTCAAGCCGCAGGCGATGCCTGCTGTAGCGCACGGCGTGGGTCCAACTGCGGCGCTTCATGCCAGCACCCCAGCACCAGCCAGCCGCGCGGCAGCGATCACCAGAGCGACCGCCCACATCGCCGCAATCGCGGCCCAGCCGTCGCCGTGCTTGTTGAGGAAGTCAAGCGCGCGGTTCACGCGAGCACCTCGGCATTGATCGCCCGGAAGTCGTCGGCGGTCTTCTCGCTCTCGGCTGCCCACTGATCGCAGCGAGCAGCCTGCCGCATCCAGCGCTCATAGCCAGCACGGTCGCCGAATCCCAGCGCCGCGTCGGCCTTCTTGCGGTCGGATCTCGCTTCGGCGCGGTATCTGGCTGCCTGTGCTTCGGCCTCTGCGACGTGGCGGGCCGTGAATGCTGCGATGTTCATAGTGTCCTCCCTGGCGGCTGGGGTGCCGGCGTGGAGACAAAGTTAGCGGAGCTATCGTCAAAGTCAAGAGCGCTGCTAAAATATTTGGTGAACAAATGTTTCTGTGGGCGGATGGCATGCTGGCAAAACTTGCGAGGGCTCTTGCGTTGTCGTGTTAGCGGTGCTATTCTGTCAACCATGAACACGAACCCCCTAATCAAAGCAGCAGTCGAAGCGATGGGCGGCAAATCGGCACTAGCTTCTGCCCTTGCTGTAACTGCTCCGTTGGTCCACCAGTGGGCAAGCGGCTTGCGCCCTGTCGCTGGGCACCACTGCCCCGCGATCGAGCGGCTGACCGGCGTACGCTGCGAAGAGCTGCGACCTGATCTCCATTGGCTGCGCGACGAATCTGGAGCAGCGACTGGCTATCAGGTTCGAGTTCGCGCCGCATGATCCTCTCCCCCGCTCAAATAGCCGACGCCCGTGACTGGGCAAAGACCCGGCGGGCCTTCGACACCGATGGCCTTGCGCGCGAGCTAGCCGAGAACGGCGTGGACGTCGGCGCGCACAACGAAGCCGGAAAGCTGATTGCCCGATGGGTCGCTGCCGGCGAGGTCAAGACAGCCGGCGGCTCGCGTCAGTCCCGCGCGTACAGGTGGCTCCATGCAAGCGCTGAGTGAGTACGAGCTCCGCCACCTGGCCGTGATGACTAACCGGCTGGCCGCGATGGATGGTCGCGCGCTGTTTGCCGGCATGCAGCAGACGATCGCACTGAAGCGGTTCCGAAGTCTCGACTATCCCCCGATATGGCAGGCGGTGCAGAACCTATGGCGCTACGCCCGCAGCATGCACACGATCCGCGCCGAGCTCGCGCGCCGGGGCCTTTCATGAGCCTGGGCAGCAGCGAGCGCATCACCGCAGCACAGGCCGAGCGCTTTGGCCAGATCAAGGCCGGTCGCTGCGTCGCGTGCTGGCAGCGCGGCATGGTGACCATCGGATGCGATGCGCATCACCTGCTGTCTGGCGGGCGCCGGATCGGGCACGAGGCGAGCGTGGCGCTCTGCCTTTGGCATCACCGCGGCCACCCGCTGCCGGGCGTCACGCCGCCGCAGATGCGGTTTCAGTACGGCCCGAGCTTGATGGACGGCAGCAAGTCGTTCCGCGCCGCCTACGGCACCGACGAAGAGCTGCTGCAGCTGCAGGAACAGATGCTGCGGGGTGAGGCATGACGCGCGCCGAGACCCTGCAGCGCATCGCCGCCGCCCTCGCCCACTGCGAGCGCGAGCACACGCAACAAGAGATCGAAGCCGCGGCCCTGGCGCTGCGGCTGCATGACCGGTGGCCGCCTGTGCAGCAGGAGCTGTTGCACGCGGCCTGAGCGACGCCACCCGCCTCACCCCGGAGTCATGACCGGGGGACAGCCTGACCCTGCAGGTTGGCGGTGTTGGTTTTCAGGGTGACAGGTGAGGTTCATGGCAAACGACTGGATCAAGATGCGCTGCGACCTGCAAACGCATCCGAAGGTTGTCCGCATGGTGTCCGCAACTGGTGCGGACAGATTCCGCGTCATCGGCGGACTGCATGCGGCGTGGAGCGTTTTTGATGTGCACTGCACCGACGGAAAGCTGACCGGCTACACGCCGGAGCTGCTCGACCAGATCATCGGCTGGCCTGGCCTTTCTGGCGCGATGCTTTCCGTCGGCTGGCTTGGCTTCGACGGCGAAGCCCTTGTAATGCCTGAGTTTTCTGAGCACAACGGTAAGGGTGCGAAGCGCCGCGCCGAGGACACGAAGGGCAAGCGCGAGCGCAGGGAGTCCGCAAAGTCTCCGCAGGAAGTCCGCGACATGTCCGCAAAAGATGCGGACAAATTGCGGAGCAGAGAAGAGAAGAGAAGAGAAGAAGAAGATCAAGAGCTATGTCCGAAAGCTGCGCCTTCGGACCAGCCCGCGGACGAAATCGCCAAGGCCAAGGCCGAGCGCGCCGAACGGCTGGCGGCTGTCACCGAGGACGCGATCGAGACCTTCAACGCCGCGCCCTTCACGGTGGCTCATGGCGGCAGGGTGCCGAACGTCTCGGCAGTCAACCGCGAGAAGCGCAGGCAGCAGGTCGGGCGGTCGATCCGCGTCGTGCGCGAAATCTGCGCCGCCGAGTTCGGCAGCCCGGCGATCACCCGCGAGTTCTGGACCGCGTACTGGCAGATCGTCAACTGCGATCCCTTCGCGTCCGGGCGGCAGGCCGGCAGCGGCGCGCACTTGAACTGGGCGCCGAGCTTCGAGTACCTGACTCGACCCGACACGATCACCGCGATCTACGAGCGCGCGGAGGCCGCGGCATGAGCAGCCTGACAGCCGAGCGTGAGGTTGTGGGCGCCTGCATTACGTCGCGGGAACGCCTTGAGCAGGTGCGCGGGTGGCTGTTGCCTGAGCATTTCGAAGACAAGTGGCTTGGCGCGCTGTATGGGCACGCCCTCAGCTTGAAGCCTGAGCAGATCGATCCGGTGACCATAGCGGAGACGGCCGCGGCCGTTGGAATCGATCCGTCTGATGTGATCGAGCTATCCGCGGGGGCCTACTTCTTCGGATCCACGGCTTGCCATGCCGAGCTGATTGTCGCTGCAGCGAAATGCCGTGGCCTGCGCGAAATCGGCCAGCAGCTGGGAGATATTGCCTACTCGCAAGGCGCCGAAGCGGCTGCGACCTGGGCGCAAGGAAAGATCAACGCTGTCTGCGCGTCGTCTTCAAGGGCCGGGCCTGTCTCGGCGAAGGAAGGCTTGCGCGAATGGCATCGGGAGTTCATGCAGCGTGCATCTGCCGGCCTGGAAGTGACCGGGCTTGTCACGCCATGGGCGGAAGTCAACGCCATCACCAAGGGGCTGCAGCCGGGTCGGTTCTATGTGATTGCTGGCCGGCCCGGCATGGGCAAGAGCGTCTTCGGCGAGAACCTCACCACGTTCAACGGACTGCAAGGCGGGCATCCGCTTGTCTTTTCCCTTGAAATGAGCCGCGCTGAATGGTGGCAGCGCGCGATTGCTCAGCTTGGGCGCGTCGATCACGAGTACCTGCAGTCGCCGGCCGGCGTCTTTGAAGATGCAGATTTGTACGCCGATCGCGTCGCTGCCGTGGTGCCCAGATTGACGGAAACGGCGGTCGAGATTGACGAAGAGCCGAGCCTCACCCTGCAGCAGATCGAGGCCAGAGCCGAGAGAGCCCACATGCGAAGGGCTCTTAGCATGGTGGTTGTCGATCACATCCACATCATGGGTCGGCCGCGAAAAAACGACGTGAGCGAGCTGGGCGAGATCAGTGCCGGACTCAAGCGCTTGGCGAAGCGGCTACAGGTCCCCGTGGTCGGCCTGGCGCAGCTGAATCGCGCGAACACCGACAGAACCAACAAGCGACCGACGATGGCCGACCTGAGAGGGTCCGGTGACATTGAGCAGGACGCCGATGTGATCCTGCTGGCGCACCGCGAGGACTACTACCGGCAGCAGGGCGAGCCGCGAGATCACTTGCTTGAGCTGATCGTTGCCAAGCAGCGCGGTGGCAAGTCTGGAATGACGATCAATCTGCGCGAGCGTTTCGACCAGATGCGCGCCGATGACTGGGACGGGATGTTGCCTGAGCGCGAGGCGCCCAAGGTCGGCGGCAAGAAGCTGGCGAGGGCCGCCTGATGGCCGAGTTCATCCTCCACAAGGACGCCGGCCGGGCCCTGGTGCTCGCCAACGCGGTCGCCTTCCTGCAGGGCTTGTCCGACACGAAGGCTTGGCGAATCGAGGTCAAGCAGTACCGCCGACCCCGGTCCTGCGCCGCCAATGCGTATTACTTCGGCTGCGTGCTGCCGACCATCGTCCGCGAGCTCGGGCACACGTCCGAGGACTGGCACGAGTACCTGTGCGGCGAGTTCTTCGGCTGGC